GACTCATCTTTACTTGGAGATAGTATTCCTCTGCCACAACTACGTCGTCAAGATGATAAGAATAGACAGAATAGTATTGATGATATAGATCCATTTGTCAGACAGGACTACGAGTTAAAAATGCAAAGGCATTTTGCAGATGGAATGAACCTCTACAAAGAAATGCTTGACTCAGGTATTGCAAAAGAATGTGCAAGAAATGTATTGCCTCTTGCAGTACCAACAAAAATGTATATGACTGGTAATCTTCGTAACTGGATTCATTATATCGACTTACGTTCTTCCAATGGTACTCAAAAGGAGCATCAAGAAATTGCACTTCTTGTTAAAGATCATTTCACCTGTCAGTTCCCAGTGATCTCTGAGGCACTTGGATGGTGTCCTGAGGAAGAGGATGAATGTCCTTGTCGTTATACTGATTGGGAAGATATACAACCATGTTTGAGGATTGAGTGATGCAAAAGAAAAGGATTGCTGTTATAGGTGCTGGTAATGCAGGATGTATAACAGCATTACATTTTTATTATCACGGAAAAGATAAGTATGAAATAGTTTTATACCATAACCCTAAAGAGTTTGCGATTGAACGTGTAGGGCAAGGATGTAATGTACATACCACTCAATTAATAACACATACAATAGAATCTAATTGGTATGATAGAAATTATATAGATGCTACCTTTAAGAAAGGTATATTATATGAGGGATGGGGAAAGAAACAAGATAAGATATTTCATTCCTTTCCAATGAGTGCAATGTCTATGCACTATGTTCCTCAAAAGTTATCAGACACTATATTAAAGTCTGGTTTATTTGAGGTAGTAGAGAGAACTATAGATGATCCTGAAAAGGATATAGATGCTGATTTCATATTTGATTGTAGAGGTAGGCACAATCGAGATAAAGATAACTATGAACCACTTATTAATCCTTTAAACTCTTGTTTACTTTATAAGAAGGATGGTAAGGATGTTGAATTAGATCTTACTAGAACTGTTGCTACTCCTAATGGGTGGACATTTGTTATACCTAACTTTGATAGTGTATCTTATGGATATTTGTATAATGATACTATTACATCAACACAAGCAGCAAGACATGACTTTATAGAAAGATTTAATCTTCCTGATGATTCTGCTACTAATATATCCTTTGAGAATTATGTTGCTAAGAATCTATTTGTTGGAGAGAGAACTATTCTTAATGGTAATAGATATTCATTCTTAGAACCATTAGAAGCAACTTCTACAGGATTATATCAATCAGTATGTAGATATGTATGGGATTATATAGAAGGTAATATGACTAAACCAGAGTCTGAGTATCATATTAAAAGAGTTGTGAAGCAAATAGAAACATTTATATTGTGGCATTATCAGTTTGGTTCAAAGTATGATACTCCTTTTTGGAAATATGCTAAGAGTCTTCCATTTGAACCTGATTCATATCTTAATGAGTTTATAGAGAAGAGTAAACTAGAAAGTTATTTTGAACTAGAATCAAAACCAAGATATGATGAGGATTATTATGGAGAACAATGGACATACTCTACTTTTAGATATTGGAATGATGGTGTATAAATACCTACTAACAGTTCGTTGAGGAGTAGGTTTGAAGGATAAGAAAGCAGCGAAGAAGATTATAAAACTTGCAAAAAAACACCCAGACTGGTATACTGAGGAGGAAGTTAAATATGCCAAACAATTTAGATGGCGTATTAAACAAGAACAAAAACAACAAAAGGAGGAAACTTGAATGCCCACCTACCCTGTTCTAAATAAAAGTACTGGAGAGAAAAAAGAACTCTCCATGTCAATGAAAGATTATGATCAGTGGCGTAAAGACAATCCCGATTGGGATAAAGATTGGAATGCAGGTATAGGTGGTCATATGTATGGCAAACCTAAAGCTGATGATGGTTTCAAAGAAGTCATGTCTAAAGTCCAAGCAGCACACCCTCGATCCAACTTGAGTCGTTTTACATAATGCCAAGAGCTAGAAAGAAATCAAACGGTAATGGTAATGGTACTGCACCACTCCAACCGATGTCAAAGAAAATGATGAAACGAAAGAAACCTATTGATTCATCTTACATGGTTCCTGTCAATCCATTGACTCCTAATCAGGAGTTAGTGTTTGAAAGGTATGCAGAAGGACAGAACCTTTTGTTACATGGTGCTGCAGGTACAGGTAAGACTTTTATTACATTGTATCTTGCTTTGAAAGAAGTACTTGACGAGAGAACACCTTATGATAAGATATACATTGTCAGGTCTCTAGTACCTACTAGAGAGATTGGTTTCCTACCTGGTGACCATGAAGATAAGTCTGCACTATATCAGATACCATATAAAAATATGGTTAGATTTATGTTCAGTATGCCTGATGATAACTCTTTTCAGATGCTCTATGAAAATCTTCGTGCTCAAGAAACAATAAGTTTTTGGTCTACAAGTTTTATTCGTGGTGTTACTCTCGATAATGCTATTGTTATAGTTGATGAATTCAGTAACTTGAATTATCATGAACTTGATAGTATAATAACAAGAGTTGGTCAAGATTCTAAGATTATGTTCTGTGGTGACATCACTCAAACTGATCTCACTAAAGAGAATGATAAGTTTGGTATCTCAAACTTCATCAATATTCTTCAGACGATGCGTGAGTTTACTTGCGTTGAGTTTGGTATTGATGACATCGTGAGGTCAGGACTAGTCAAATCTTATCTTGTCACTAAGTATAATCTAGGTTTTTAATGTTTAAATTTATTGATACTGACCTCAAAGAACATGTTGAGGTTGATGCTATTGACCGTAACGGAACTAGATTCTACCCTATTCCTGGTGCGGATAAATATTATCCGAGTGTAACTTCCATCACATCGTTTAAGAACGCTGCTTTCTTCTCAAATTGGAGAAAGAAAATTGGTGAAACGGAAGCGAACAGAATTACTGCCAGAGCAACACAAAGAGGTACAGCATTCCATTCTATTACTGAAGATTATTTCAAAGGAGAATTGGATACAGACAAATACTTGGAAAATAATCCATTGTCTGTTAGAATGTTTCACATAGCAAAGCCTACGTTAGATCGTATCAATAACATTCATTGTTTAGAGACTTTTCTATACTCTCATTACCTTGGTCTTGCTGGTCGTGTAGACTGCATCGCTGAGTTTGATGGTGAGTTGGCAGTAATCGATTTCAAAACTTCAACAAAAGAAAAGAAGGAAGATTGGGTTGAACATTATTTTGTTCAAGAAACTGCGTATGCAGCAATGTTCCTCGAACGTTCAGGTTTAGAGGTGCAGAAAATTGTCACACTTATCGCCACTGAAGAGGGATCTGTTCAAGTATTTCAGAAGTACAATCTTGATGACTATTTACAATTACTCAAATCCTATATTGAAGAATTTGTTAGGGGAAGAACGAATGCCTGAAAAAGAACTTGAGGACAAGTTTTTAACACCCACTAAATTCTCTCAAGAAATTGAAAGATTAGTGAAGGTTAGCAGTGGTCTCATTTCATACATTGAAGCAGTAGTAACGTACTGTCAAGAGAATGAAATTGAGATTGAAACTGTTCCAAAACTAATGTCAAAACCCCTCAAAGAACGCTTGCGACATGAAGCAGAGCGTTTAAATTACATGAAGAAACGATCCAAAGGAGTTCTACCATTGTAAAATGAGTAAATTTTTCAACTCAGACCAAGTACAAAACAATCTACAAGACATCTTTAATACTTATCAAGAAGTTGCAGCGATGACAGCACAACTTTCTACGATGAGTAGACAAGAGAGACTAGATCATATTGAAGATTGTAAAAACTTGATCGATAAACAAAAGACTTTTTATGGTAGACTATGCCTTGCTGCATCAGAGGACAGGGAAGCAGCAGACATGAAATCTAGGATCAATGCCCTGTCCAATGCCTTTGGGTATAAAGATCTCTTAGAGTGCATGGATGCTATGATCAAGACACTTGAAGTAACTGCACGACGAGGGGTTGACTAAACAATGATTTGTAAGGTCATTGACAATCTATTTGATGGTATGTATTTACATCAGATAGAAGAACACATAAGTGAGATACCTCTGTATACTACCAATGTCGCCAATCGTACTACATGGCCATATGGTACAAAGGGATCACATAGGTTATTCGGTGCTAGACTATTTGGACGTGAGTCATTGAATAGTATCAGAGAATATTCAAAACATGCTGAACCATTCTTTGAGATACTTGCACATATTGAGGAAGAACTGAAAGCACACTTCTTTTTACATATGATATCATTGAACGTTCAACATGAAGGATGTGATGGTACTACACATAGAGATATTATTGGTGGTAATGATTACACAATTTTGATGATGACCAATGCTGAGTGGGACAGTTCATGGGGTGGACAATTTCAGTTGACAACCATGGATGGTGATGTAGTAGAAGAATATGAATATGTTCCTGGAAGAGTCATTGTGCTACCATCTGAACACCCACACAGGGGATTGGGACCAACTGAAGCATATGTTTACAGAAGTTCAGTAGTCTGGAGAGTCACACCATTAGACCAGTATCTCAGAAATAATTTTGAAGGTAGGGGTTGACTAGACCTAAATAGTATGTTACGATAACACAGTAACAATCCAAAACAACACACTTAATACGGAGAATACGAAATGTCATTTGCCTCTCTTAAAAAGGCATCATCTAAGGGTGATACCTTTGCAAAACTATCCAGAGAGATTGAGAAATTGAATCAGCCTGCTGCTGGTTCTTCTGCTGATGAGCGTTTCTGGAAACCTGAACTTGATAAGTCTGGTAACGGTTACGCAGTTATACGATTCCTTCCTGCTCCTGATGGAGAAGATATGCCTTGGGCAAAGGTTTGGAGTCATGCTTTTAAAGGTCCAGGTGGACAGTGGTACATTGAGAACAGTCTTACTACACTTGGTAAGGATGATCCCGTTGGAGAACTGAACAGGGAACTTTGGAACAGTGGTCGTGATAGCGATAAGGAAATCGCACGTGCTCAGAAGCGTAAACTTTCCTACTACAGCAACATTTATGTTGTTCAAGATCCTGCTCACCCTGAGAATGAGGGTCGTGTCTTCCTATACAAATTTGGTAAGAAGATTTTTGATAAACTTGTTGAAGCAATGCAACCTGCATTTGCAGACGAGAGTCCTATTGATCCTTTCAATTTCTGGAAGGGTGCTGACTTCAAATTGAAGATCCGCAAGGTTGATGGTTACTGGAACTATGATAAGTCTGAGTTCGCTGCACCTAAAGTACTAGGTAACTTCGATGATGATAAACTAGAGGGTATCTGGAAAGAAGGTTACTCTCTTGCAGAGTTTGAAGCAGAGAAGAACTTCAAGTCTTACGAGCAACTTACAGCACGTTTGAACTTGGTACTTGGTAAAGGTGCTGCACCTGTACGTCCTAGTATTGGTGTTGATAGTGAGGAATATGAACCACAACCTGCTGGTTTCAATGATTCTGACCTCGCTGGTCTAAAGAGTGCAGTTGCTTCGTCTCCTGTTGAGGATTCGGAAGACACTCTTTCATATTTTGCTAAACTTGCGGGTGAAGATTAAATGATTAACTTATTGGCTGCCGCTTCATTAGATCTTAATGAAGCATGGAATTTATCATGGGGAGAAGGCATTCAGTTTATACTGGTACTTGCCTTTGTATATTGGTTAAAGGTACAAATTGATACACGTGCTGGTCTTGGAAAGAAAAAATCAAGAGAGTTGAAGAAAATTATAGTTGACGCTATAGTAGAAGGACACAAACAAGCACACAATTAGAAAACTGTCACAAAGGGGGTTACACACCCCCTTTTTTATGCTATAATATAAATATCAAAAAAAGGATTATTATGAAAAGAGCATTACCTCTATACTCCATTTTTCTAATTCTAACTGCAAACGTTGCTCCAGTACCTCCTGTTAGTGCAGAGAGTATTGGTGATCGTAGTAATCGTCAAGCATATGCTGATGCTCCCTCTAGAAATTGGTTTGATAATATATTTGGACCACCATCAAGTTCTGTCGCTCATGAATATAGAGAAGTAAGAAGAGAACCAGCACCAATAAATCCTTGGTGGAGAGCGAGTAATAGTTATCAACCAGGATATTCTTCATCTAGTACATGCACAAGGCAAGAGTATAGAGAAGAGTATGTTCCTGGCACAGCAAATCGACCAGGATATGTTAATTCATGGCATGATACTATTGAAGTACCATGTAATCGTCCAAGACCATCAAGACCTATCTTTCAAAGAGAACCCTCACCTGATGGTAATGAGTGTAGTGAAGGAGCAATCCTTGGTGGTATATTAGGTGGAGGTGCTGGTGCAGCACTATCTCAAGGTGATGGTCGTTGGTGGGCAATCCCATTAGGGG